GAGGATTAGCATGGCAACATATCAACAATGGTCTGAAAGTTACTTCACTAATTTAACATCAGACCAGCACAATGTTAACAATCAATGGTTTCAATCTATGAGAGATAAACTAACAGATAGTGGCATATTATATGTGCCTATTCTTGATAAGGAATTTAACAAATCAGGAGAGGAAGTTAACAATCAATATGCAAACTAACTAAATACATTAACTCTATATCTGGGGGTATTAAGTATGACTAACGCTACGCAGACTACGCCAATTGATTTACAAGAATACCTAGAATATACATATCCAAATCTAACAGATAGTGACATAAGTACTATCTCTAATGTATTAAGAAACGAATGGGATTACAATCCTTCATTTATAGAAATAGAAGAGAAAGTTCGAGAAACTGCTACACTTGCAGACATACAATTGTATGATGAAGATGAAGGATATATACACGATTCCGAGGGTTGTTAATAACTTCCGTTGTTAATCGTCTTTCTATTCTTCTCATTTAATCGCTGCACATTTCACAGAACGAGATGCGAAGCGATTTTTTTTATGCCCCCATAAGTAACAATAACACACAGTAATTCATATAAGTTATTGATAGTGACACTCTGAAGATTGACTATTTCATATATACTCTGTATAGTTTGTTCCAGAGATAGTATATAACTTTAAAGGGATAGTATGACAGGCACGATAACATATAGTTGGGAGAATTTAAGGATATTAAGTATAATGGTTCTGTCTATAATATGGTTGTTTATATTTAATTTACCAGATAGCGAGTAAGGAATAAGAAAGGGGGACGGTTAAATTGTCCCTATAGTGTAGATAAGCATTTTTCTTACATGAGAAAACTTGAAAGACAAATGAACTTCGCAGTTTCTAACAAAGGCAACTGGTGTGGTTCTAATACTCAAGTTACTTACAATGAGAATACAAATTGCAGTCAAATCCGTCTACATGGTCATCACATTGCGACTTTTTGCCATGAAACTAGGGCAGTTAAGATTAACTCCTGTGGTTATACAACAAACACCACAAAGAGTCGCCTTAATGCACTATTAGAAGAGGTAAAATGGGGTTGTAAAGTATTTCAGAAAAACTGGGATTGGTTCGTAAGTTATAACGACCAGACCACACTTTTCAGAGATGGGATGATACTATTAGATGCAGATTCACTGGTTACTGCATAACATTGTAAGAAACTTTCCGTCATTCATTATTATTTTTCCACACATCATGCAAGCACTAACTAACAACATCTACTCCGAAGTTCAGAAAGAGTATTACAACGAAGTGCATCAATCTGATAGCATAAGTGTATGGTACTCCCCCGAATATTACGAGCATGATGTAGTTACCAGAGGTCAAATCTGGTACTAAAATAACAATCAAGGGGTGCTAATACCATCCCATTTTTATTACAAACCTATGCAATTCTTATCATGGAAATTACATCAAAAGACGGTAATATGGTTGTTGATTTCTATCCTGTTAAAGACTTCAATAACAACATCATTACCAATCGTATGCTAAAAGTATTATCTTTTCGAGGTGATATGCAAAAGAAAATGTTAATTAGCAAAGACGAATTCTATTCACAAGTAAGAGAATATATTATGAAGTATAAGTATAAAGTAACTAACGAAGATTACCCCGTACAATTTATATCAAAGGAGGATTATTCTTATGCCTAAATTCACATCACAAATTGATAATTGCGTGATTGATTATGAAATAGTCAACGGTAATTTATCATATAGGACAGAAGGAACTGACTGGCAAGATTTCATATTAGAAGATAAAAGAGCATATTCAAAAGAAGAATATGCAGAGTTCTTATCACTTTTGGAGGACAATTCTAATGTATAAATCACAAACATTCGGTAGAATCTTTTGGGTTGATGATAATTATGAGTTCAAATCATGCCCACTATGTGTAGATGGAACGGGTGATTTTTCGTGTGATGATTATGTATCAGAATGGACAGATTGGGAGGGAGTTGATATGAACAAATTGCTAAACATTCACAAGTTCTGTATAATCAATAAGATCAATTACGCAGGGTCATTAACACATAAGGAAACAGATACGATGACTAGTTATAACTTTGATGAGAATCTTTACAGTGAAATAGTAAAAGATAGTAAGTTCAGTTATGGTAAATTTAATGAGACAAATTACCCATTACATTTACAACAATCATGACACGATTACAATGGACAATGTTAACACTTTCAGGTATAATGTTTATATTAAGTGTTAATGTATGGGCAGCAAAAAGAGATCATAAGTTATTACAAATGTATCACAATCCTTCTACCTATTCTTTACAATGAACACTACTATTCGTTACTGGTTCAATGATAATCAAAAGTGCAAATATGCAAGGTTTAATACATACCAACAAGCACTAGATTTCATTGAGTTACTATCAACAATTAACGTAAGATCGGAGGTAAGTTTATACTAACTGTTGTCTCATAAGTATTATTCAACCATGTCACACAAAGTATTAAAGAAGGTCGCTAATTATGTCTTCTATATTATACTTGGAAGAGTGTTAATCCTTCTACTGTTTAACACATAGTTTTCCACAGTTATTGTTAGTTTCTGTGGAAAACTCGTAGAATAAGTGTTATTTTACCCTTATAAATAGGAAATTAAATATACTTATGCTTTCTAAACCTTTTCCACAATGTTGTTAAAAACTTGATGTAATATGTGGAATAAGTGTTAATTAGTGATGAAATTGTGTGGATAAAGTGTTAATTTTGTAGTGATGTTAGCGAGCGTATTATAACACAACCTCGCTAAAACTACAACCCCCTCGTTAACATTTTGTGGGGTTATTACGTTTTCCACATATACATCGAAGGACAGTCAAATTACCGTCCCCAGAGTATTGACAATCTTTCGTAATCCGTTGTATAATACTATTACTTACAGGAGTTCTAATCTCATGGCAGTTTCTCACATTTACGGACTAAAGAGTAAGTATAGAATAACGCTAGAGATTGAAGCACTATGTGACTTTAATCCCCATCAGATTGACTTCCGTAAAGTATTACAATTGGAAGGTAATGAGCAAGTAGAAAGTATTATCGAAGATCTTGATAATCCTGACAGTTGGTAATAAGAATTGATGCGGAATGTGTTTGCCCTAAAGTTACACATTGTACACCAAATTACAACGCTTAATTATGTCTAACAGTGCTACACAGTTTGTATCAGTTAACTTCGCAGAATTTCTTCTAGAAAATGCAAACAATGGTAATGAAATCTTATCAGTCCTCGATGATATTGTAGAGGGTGCAGATACAGCGTTATAATTGATAAGAACTGTGAGGGGGAGTTAGTATTACTTTCCCTCGTTTTATTACAGTCCTTAAGTATTAACAATCCCGTTACACAGTTGTTGACAAATAGCAGTGTAATATGGTAGAATTGTTTATATCGGTTTTGGACAGTGTTTGGCGGTTCGTTTATATTTTATGGCGGCGGCGTTGCCCGTTTTAAAAAACCCAAAGTCCCTAACCTACAAAAGTGGGTACATGAGACATATATTTAAAAAAATCGCCAAAAAATTTTTTGACCTTCTAAAGTATTCATATATAAAAAAACCGCCCAAGTAAAAATTGGAGGTATAGGTTTTGCAAGATGATCTAACAACATATCACATATACGCTAAAGATAGGGTGTTGTATTATAATTTGGAGGAGGAAGATTTTGAAGAGAAGTGGGAACTACTACAAGTAATGGTAGGTTTGCTGAAAACAGACTACACTACCAGAGACTTGTCGTATATCAAACTCGCCCCAAAGATAGGCATTGGCGGACCTGGAAAGATTATATTAAAGAAACCCATGTGGGAAGAAGATTCGTATTGACATATACATAGAGATACTTTATAATAAGGGAGTAATTACAAGAAACTATGGCAAAAGGTTTTACTGTTAAAGCCAATGCACCTAAACCCAAGAAGGAAGAATGGGATTATGATGCAATTAAGGCAAGGATGAAAGGAAAGACAATTGTATTCTGTCTACCTGGTCGTGGATGTTCATTTATATTCTTAAAGAATTTTGTACAACTGTGCTTTGATATGGTACAGAATGGAATGAGTATTCAGATCTCACAGGATTACTCTTCTATGGTAAACTTTGCGAGATGTAAGTGTCTTGGAGCAAATGTATTACGTGGACCGAAGCAGATACCTTGGGATGGAAAGTTAAAGTATGATTATCAGTTATGGATTGACTCGGATATAGTCTTTGACACACAGAAGTTTTGGCAGTTATGTGATCTTGCAGTACCTGCTGAAGGTGATGAAAGAGAGATTACAGGTGGTTGGTATGCAACAGAAGATGGCACGACTACCTCTGTAGCACACTGGTTAGAAGAAGAGGACTTCCGCAAGAACGGTGGAGTCATGAATCACGAAACTGTGGAGTCGATCAGTAAGCGTAAGAAACCATTCACTGTAGATTACACAGGTTTTGGGTGGGTTATGATAAAGAATGGAGTCTTTGAGAAACTTGACTACCCTTGGTTCGCTCCAAAGATGCAAGTCTTTGAGTCAGGGAGTGTTCAGGACATGTGTGGAGAAGACGTATCGTTCTGTTTAGACGCAAAAGAGGCAGACTATGAGATTTGGTGTGATCCTCGTATCAGGGTTGGTCACGAAAAAACTCGTATAATCTAACGGCGTGACTCGTAAACAACTTATCAGGAGAAATTAACCAATGGCAAAGATGTATACAACGGGGGGAAGAGAAGAGATACTATCCCGCCCGAAAAAATCTCGACAAGGACAAGGCAAACATACCAAATATGCCGCTTCCTCTCGTAATGCAGCTCCTAAAAGGAGTCGAGGACAAGGAAAATAAATAGAAGGGACTCGAAAGAGTCCTTTTTTTATTGGAAAGAGGTAAAATGGATCCTAAAATGTTAAGAGAAATCGCAAATGATGCTATCACACCGAAGAAAAGAGACTTAAAAGTACAAAATGACCTCTATGAGAAGAAAAACGACGGAGATTTTTATGAAGGACTTGACTATGATGATGAATTCTATAGTGGTGCTGAATTATAATACTAATTTCATTGATAAATAAGTTATATTTACTACGTATGCAAGCAAATAGATGCCTTTAGAGCGAATTAGTCAAGGTTTTAAAGACCTTAGTATGACATTTCAGGCAAACCCCCTGAATAATGACCTTATTGGTCTTAAGAATGAGAATGCCATCGCTCGTTCAGTGCGAAATATCGTCATGACTATACCAGGAGAGAAACCCTTTGATCCAGATTTTGGTTCAAAGGTTAGTGGACTCTTATTTGAGAACGTTGATAACATTACTGCTGCTGTTATTTCTGATGAAATTGAAACATCTATCATAAATTATGAACCTAGAGTGTCTTTAAAAAAAGTAGAAGTCTTTCCTGACTTTGATAACAACTCTTTTGATGCTGTTGTAACGTATGATATCATCGGGGCAGACACTCCACCACAGGAATTACAGTTCGCCTTGTTACCAACGAGATAAAATGCCATTAGTTAATTTTTCTAATCTGGATTTTGACCAGATTAAGACAACGCTTAAGGAATATCTTAAAGCGAATTCCAATTTCACTGACTATGACTTTGAGGGATCTAACCTTTCCTCAATTATTGATGTGTTGGCATACAATACCTACATAACCTCTTATAATGCTAACATGATAAGCAATGAGGTTTTCATTGATAGTGCTACTTTGAGGGAAAATGTAGTCTCGCTGGCAAGAAATATAGGTTATGTACCAAGATCAAGGAAAGCAGCAACGTCATCTATAAGTTTTTTCGTAGATTGTTCTGGTGTTATACCAACTCCTTCTACTTTAACACTTAAAAAAGGTCCAATTGCTTCAAGTGAGGGTTCTTTTGGTGGTCAATCGTTTATTTTTTCAATTTTAGAAGATATTACGGTTCCTGTCAACGATGGAATTGCATATTTTGATGATATTATCATTTCTGAAGGAACATTATTGACTTCAAACTTCACTTTTTCTGGAAGAAACCCAAATCAGAAGTTTATTTTACCAAATAGTGGAATTGATACTGCATTATTATCAGTTACGGTGAAAGGAAATCAACAATCTACCACTTCTACAAAATATTCTACTCAAGATAGTCTTTTAGACATAAAATCTGACTCAAAAGTTTATTATTTACAAGAAATTGAAAATGAAAGGTATGAAATTTTCTTTGGAGATGGAATTTTTGGTCAAAAACTTGAAGAAGGCAATTTTATTACAGTAAATTATATAACTTGTAGCGGAGATAGTGCAAATGGCGTAAATCAGTTTGCATTTTCTGGTCAATTATCTTATACACGTAATTCTATTGAGTATACAGTTACAACTGGCATATCTTTACTTACAACTGGAGTAACTGCTCAAGGTGGAGAGGTAATTGAGTCTGTAGATTCAGTTAAAAAGTTTGCACCACGCATTTATGCCTCTCAAAATCGTGCTTTGACTGCAAATGACTATGAAACATTAATTCCTGCTAAAATTTATCCTGAAACAGAGTCAATTTCTGTCTTTGGTGGTGAAGAATTAGTTCCTCCACAGTTCGGTAAGGTCTTTATTAGCATAAAACCAAGAACTGGTGACTTTTTACCTAATTTGATCAAAGAAAATATCAAAATGAAGTTGAAAAAGTTTGCAGTTGCAGGAATTGTACCAGAAATTCTTGATTTGAAGTATCTTTTTATTGAAGTTGACTCAAAAGTGTATTATAACACTAATATGGCTCCTAGTTCAGAGTTTGTTTCGACATTAGTACAAGAAAATACAACAAAATATTCAGAATCTACTGAATTAAATCGTTATGGGGCAAGATTTAAGTATAGTAAGTTCTTATCTATCATTGATGACAGTAGTGAAGCAATAACTTCTAACATTACAACCGTTTTAATGAGAAGAGACCTTCGAGTTGCCCTTAATTCTTTTGCAGAATACCAAATTGGGTTTGGAAATGAGTTTTATATTAAGAGTATGGATGGTTATAATATTAAATCATGTGCATTTAAAACAACTGACTCAACAGATGATGTTTATCTGTCAGATCTTCCTAATACAAATAGAGAAACTGGAACTTTATTCCTCTTTACCTTACCTAATCCTGGATCTACCAACCCTACTGTAATTAAGAGGAATGTTGGTAATATAAATTATAAAAAGGGTATAATAACACTTAACCCTATCAACATTATAGGTGGTAAAATAAAAGATGGGCAAACGATTGTTGAATTGTCTGCTTGCCCTAAATCCAATGACGTGATTGGATTACAGGATCTTTATTTGCAACTAGATATTAGTAATAGTAATTTTGAAACTGTTGTTGATGAAATTGCTTCTGGACTAGATCCTGCAGCATCTAATTATGTCGTAACCTCTAGCTACCATAACGGGAACTTAGTAAGATCATAAAATGTCAGAAAAAAGAATCCAATTTAGTAACATAGTACAAAATCAACTTCCTGTGTATACACGGGATGAATTTCCGTTAGTATCGGAATTCCTGAAATCTTACTATGAAGGACAGGAATACCAAGGTGGACCTATTGATCTGGCACAAAATATTGATGAGTATGTGAAAGTTGATAACTTGACCAATCTTACAGGTCAGGTTGGATTGAAAACTGATATAACCTTAAGTGATGAAACCATTGAAGTTGATATGGTTAATTTTCCTGCTGGAACGGAAGGTTTTCCAAAGTCTTATGGATTGATTAAAATTGATAGTGAGATTATTACATATACTGGAATTACAACAACTGCATTCACTGGTTGTATCAGAGGTTTTTGTGGAATAACCTCTTATAAAGCAGAAACCAAGCCAGATGTATTGGTATTCAATTCAAGCACCTCTGAAGGGCATATAGCGGGGTCTAAGGTAGAGAATTTAAGTTCTTTGTTCCTCAATGAATTTCTATTAAAAACTAAAAATCAATTATTGCCTGGTTTAGAGAATAGAAGTCTGTCTTCTAACTTAAATCAGAACATTTTCATTAAACAAGGAAAAGATTTTTATTTAAGTAAGGGTACTGATAGATCTTTTGAAATTTTATTCAAAGCACTCTATGAAGAAGATGTAAGAATCGTTAAACCAAGAGATTTTCTCTTTACACCTTCTAATGCTAATTTTAAAATCACTAATGATCTTGTAGTTGAGGCAGTTGAAGGAGATCCTGTTGAATTAGAGAATTCTACATTATTTCAAGACAAGTATGACGATATTTCAGAAAGAGCATATGCACCAGTAACAAAAGTAGAACCAATTAATATTGGAACTGGAAAAACTTTCTATAAATTAAGTTTTGATGCTGGTTACAACAGAGATGTTAGAGTAGATGGTTCAATATATGGAACATTTGTTGTACATGATAAAACAAAGGTAATTGGAGCTGTTGCTACAGGTTCCACAACATTTAATGTAGATTCAACTGTTGGTTTTCCCAATTCTGGTGAATTAACTGTTGAGTATTCTGATGCAACCATAGGAATTGTTAGTTATACATCAAAATCTATAAATCAGTTCTTTGGAGTTTCTAATGTAATTGGTGATATTGTTGATGCTTCAAATGTTGGGATTAATACTTATACATATGGATCTTCTAATGTAGATCAATCAGAAATCAAAGTAAATATTACTTCAGTTTTAAATAAACTCAACCTTCCAGACGATACACATAATTTTGCTATAAATGAAACTGCAAAAATTAAATCTTTAGGTGATAATGATACTAGTTTCAAAGCAAAGAACTGGTTCTATAATATTGCTCCTGTTTTCGAGGTTAGTGAGTTAGAAATCATTGATCCTAGTGATAATACTTACATGGTTCACTTCTTTGTGGATCATTCATTTAGAATAGGTGATAAGGCAGATTTAATTGACAATGCTGGTAACTTAAGACCTACATCTACTGTCATTGATGTAGATGGTGCAAGAAAAGTTACTATCAAAGGTCAAGGATTGATAGATTTAACATCTAGATATACTCTCCGAAGAAATATACTAAAAACACAATCAACTACATTCCCTGAAGCATCTTTATACTCTACTAATGTCCAAAATCTATATGTAGATGGTTCAAAGTACTTGGTTGCCTCTACATCTATTCCAACTTACAGTTCACAACCATTAAATTTAAACTCACAAACAATTACTTTTTCTGGCACTTTTGTTGGAGAGGAACTTCAGTTAGTTACAAGTGGAGATCATGGTTTCTATACTGGTGACGCTATTTACTACTACCCTCAAAGAGTTTCTGAAGACTTTTTTGATGCAGGTGTATTGTCTACTAGAGAAACAATTAAATCTTCTTTATTTCCAGAAGATCTAGGTGTAATAGGTGCAGGTGAGATTGCTAAAAATGAAGGTCTCTATTTTGTTCAAAGAATTAATAGTTTAAAAATTAAATTAGCGAAAAGTAGAACTAATTTATCAAATTCTACATTCATTAAGTTAAATACTGCTGTTACAGTACAAGATAATAAGATAACACCTCATAAGTTTAAATTAAAAAGGTTAGAAGCACAAAATATTTTTAGAGAGATTGATTTACCTTCTAATGATGGTAATCATTATAAAACAACTCCTGGATTTACTGGTATTTTAATTAATGGTGTTGAAGTACTTAATTATAAGTCTCATAACTCAATTTACTATGGAAAAATAAATTCTATAGAGGTTATTTCTGGTGGTTCTAATTTTGATGTTCTAAATCCACCTAAATTGAATATTACTGATAATTTAGGAGTTGGTGCAACAGGTAATGTTGCTGTTTCTGGAGTTTTAAAAGAAATAAGAATTATTGATCCTGGATTTGATTATGTTGAAACACCAGAGATCAATATTTCAGGTGGAAATGGAAATAATGCAAAAGCATCTGTAAATACTAAATTAATTACACATAAAGTTAATTTTGACGCTTTAGCAAATGGTAGTGTTGATCTTAATACTAATATCATCGGATTTAGTACTTTCCATAAATTTAGAAATGCAGAAAGAGTAATTTACAAGTCTAATGGACAAAAAGGTATTGCGGGACTATCTACTGATTCTGAATATTATGCTTCTGTTATTACTAATAGCAGTGTAACATTACATCAATCTAAACAAGATGCTATTATCGGTATTAATACAATTTCCTTAACAGATAATGGTATAGGAATTCAGACACTAGAATCTTTTGATAAAAAGACTGTAGTTGAAGCAATTAATGTTATTTCAGGTGGTTCAGGATATTCTAATAAAGAGAAAACAATAACACCAGTTGGAATTAACACTTCTATTGATACTATAACATTACACAATCATTCATATCAATCTGGCGAGATAGTTAAGTACACTGCTACAGGAACTGCTGTAGGTGGTCTTACAAGTGGATCTAATTACTATGTAACTAAAATTGATGATGATAAATTTAGATTATCTAATTTAGGATCAACTGATGAGCAAAAAACATTTTTCTTTGATACTAAACAATATGTTGATTTAACTTCTGTAGGAATTGGAACTCATATTTTTAATTATGAAGATATTTCAATTACAATATCGGGTAAAATTGGTATCAGCACTGCAGAGTTTGATGGAAGTCCTGATGAGATATTTGGTGCTAAAATTCAACCTATTGTTAGAGGATCTGTAACATCCATTGATTTATCTAATCAAGGTAGTAATTATGGTGACTCTGAAATTATTAATTTCAATAGAGAACCTAATGTTGAATTAAGTGCAGGTAAAAATGCACAAATAAAAGCAGTTGTTAATAATGGACAAATTACAGAAATATTAATTCAAAATTCTGGTTCTAATTACAATTCACCACCTGACATTATACTTAGCGGTTCTGGAATTGGTTGTGTTCTTACACCAATTCTTGAGGATGGTAAATTAATAGAGGTTAGAGTAATTGAAGGTGGTATTGGATATGTTCAAGATACCACAACATTAGCAGTTTCTGTTCCTGGTGATGGAGCACAATTTAGAGCACTTCTTCAGCAATGGAGAATTAATTTAGTTGAAAGGCATCTAAAAACCTTTACAGGTGATGATGGATTTATTGCACATGAATTTAGTGAAAATAGAGGATTGCAATTCTCTCATTTATACGCTCCACGTAAATTAAGAGAATCTATTTTTGCAAGAAACCAAAGTGGTGATATTTTATATGGTAAAACTGATTTAATCAAATCTAATGGAACTGAAATCGTATCCACAGACCACTCTCCAATAATTGGTTGGGCATATGATGGTAATCCAATTTATGGTCCTTATGGTTACATAACCAAATCTGGTGGTGCTATTGCTCAAATGAGATCTGGTTATAAACTAGAATTGCAAGATGGAAGACCATCAACTGGATTATATCCTGAAGGATTTTTTGTAGAAGATTATGTTCATAAACAATTAGATGATGACGCAGTTCTTGATGAAAATAATGGTAGATTTTGTTTTACACCAGAATTTCCAAAAGGAACATATGCTTATTTTGCAACTATCAATGATGGTCCTGCAGATTCAGCAGAGAATTTTAATGGTTTTAAAAGACCAGTATTCCCATATTTAATAGGTGATGGTTATCAATCAACACCTAATAATTTTAACTATGATGTTTTCTCAAACCAAAAAGATTATAAGTTAGATAAAACAACATGGTTAAGAAATACACAACCATATAATTTAATAGAAACAAAGGAGGTTGTATACAAATATGCATTTATTCCTGATGATTTAAAACAAACTATTGATGTCAGTTCAGTAACTCCTGGTAAAATTGAAAAAGTAGGTATCTCTTCAAGTGGAGATTTATACAAAGTTGGTGATACCATAGTATTTGGAGAATCCAATACTAGTCGTAATCAAATAGCAGGGTTTGGAGCTGATATTGAAGTATCTAAAGTTTTAGGAAAAGAAGTTAGTAGTATTAGTGCTGCAAGCACAACAATTACTGAAGTAGAAATATATCCTGCTGAAAATGGTTTTAATGGTCAATGGAATGTTATTAGTGATAATCCACATAATTTTAAATCAAATGAAATTATTGTAATCTCTGGATTATCTACAACATCTTCTGGAATAGAAGGTGCATACAATGCTGGTATCACTACAGATACATTTGCAATGACTGGTATAGGGACAACTACTGTTTCTGTAGATACTGCTGCTGTAACTGGATTTGTTACCTTCTTTAATCTTGGTGGTAATTTAAAAAATATCAAACCAAATGATATTCTTAAAGTTAATGATGAAGAAGTAAAAGTATTGAATGTAGATGAAGAATTTTCTAGAGTTAGAGTTTTCAGAGCACAAAACGGTACAACAGGAACTGCACATACAGTAACTGCAATTGTTAAACAAGATCCTCGTGTAATAACAATTAATGCAGGTATTAAAACAACATTTACTGCAAAAAGAAATACTGAATTATATTTCAATCCTATAGAATCAGTTTCTCAAGGAGTTGGTATTGGAAGCACACTTGTATTCAATAACATAGGTATTGGATTAAGCGAATTATTTGTTCCCACACGATCAATATTTTTCAAAAATCATAATTTAGAAACAGGTGATGAATTAACATATTCTACTAATGGTGGAAATGGTTTAAGTGTTGTTGATGGAACATCAGCATTATTACAGGATGGTGAAAAATTATTTGCTGCCAAGATAACTGATAGTTTAATTGGTATTGCAACTGTAAGAGTAGGATTGGGTTCTACAGGTACATTTGTTGGTATAGCAAGTGCATTTAAAAATTCTACTATTTTAGCATTTACTGGTATTGGAACAGGAGTTCAACATAGTCTTAAGACTAACTACAAACCAATTACAGGTGATGTTACTAGAAATAAAGTAAATGTATCAACAGGTGATTCTCATGGATTAGTTCAGGGAAATACTGTTGATATTAATATTAATCCTGGAGTTACTACTTCTATTGTTGTTAAGTATAATGATTTTAATAGAAGATTAATATTAGATCCTAGAACATTTGTAGCATTAGATATTGATAATAATAATAATTCTATTGAAATAAAAGATCATAGATTTAGTACTGGAGATAAAGTAATTTGTAATATTGATTCAAATACAAGTGATCTTGTTAATAATAAAATTTATTATATTGTAAGAATTGATAGTAATAATATTAAATTATCTACTTCACATTATAATTCTGTATTACTCAATCCAGTCACTATTATTATTACTGGTACAGATTCAGGATCTTTCTCTGCAGTTAATCCTCATGTAGATCTCTTTAAAGATTCTACTGTAGAATTTGATGTTTCTGATCCTTCATTAGGATATGTTAGTCAGGGAAGTTCTTACTCTGCATTTGAATTTAATTTTTATACAGATCAAAACTTTACAGATCTATGGGAAAAAACTGAAGATAGTGTACAATTTGAAGTTAAAAAGACTGGTAAAATTGGTGTCTCTGCTGATGCCAAAGTATCACTTACTGTTAATAAAAATATTCCTCAAAATTTATTTTATAGACTTAAACCGATATTTGAAAATAATTTACCACTAGTTAAAAAAGAAATTGTTGTAGATGATGAGGTGTCTAGTGGAAGTCAAGTTGAAGTTTTTGAAAGTAGATTTAATGGAGAACATCCTATTTTTGTTGCTGTTGGTTCAACTAATACCTTTAGTTACACTTTAAAACAGTTCCCAGAGAAAACATCTTATTCTACTTTAACTTCTCTTATAGAATATACTACTGATGCTAAAACTGCTCTTGGTCCAGTTGCAGATTTCCATATAAAGAATGGTGGACAAAACTACTATTCATTACCTGGAATTACTACAATAACAACTGAATTTGGTAGTAATGCAATTATAAGTGTTGGAAGTAGTAGTATTGGTCGTATCAAGAAAACGAAAATACAAAATATTGGTTTCAATTTCCCATCTGATACTACATTAAGACCAACTGTGGCATTACCACAAGTAATGAAGATGAAGTCTTTGGCATCTATTGGATCTATTGGAATTGCTTCAGTAGGAAAAGGATATGCAGTTGCTCCAACTTTATTAATGTTTGATGGAGAAACCAAAAAACAAATTAAAGATATTGATTTACAATTTACATTAGGTGATTCTCAAGTTCAAATTCTTAATAATACTACAGGTATAAATCCTGTCACTCCTATTATTATTCCTACAGGAAATTCTAATGGTGTTGGTATAAGCACGGTTGGTTTTAATACAACTACTAAAGATGTAACACTTACATTATCTGTAGGATTTAGTACTGAAAATTCATTCCCATTTGAGGTTGATGATAAAGTTTTAGTTGAAAATGTTAGTATTGGTATCGGATCTACAGGAAAAGGATTTAACTCTGCTGAATATGATTATAAGTTATTTACAGTAACTGCTGTTGATGCTAATTTAGGTGGAATTGGAATTGTTACTTACAGTTTAGCAGATGAACTTGTTGGAGGAGAGTTTCCTGGTACATATAATCCATTTAATTCTGCTGCTGCAAGAATAATACCACAAAAATATTTCCCATCATTTAGTGTCAATTTATCTTCTAATAACTATTTGGTTGGAGAAACTGTTACATCAAAGTCTAAAGAAGGAAAAGATATATCTGGACAAGTAGAAACATGGGATGTTAAGAATGAAATCCTAGTAATTTCTGGTACTGAAGGATTTGCAGAAGGTGAAATTATTAAAGGAGATTCTTCTAATACTCAAGGTATTGCTTCTTCAATATCATCATACAAATCAGATTTAACTATTGATGCATTTTCTAAAGTAGAGAATGGTTGGGAGACTGATTCAGGATTCCTGAATATAACACAACAAAGATTGCAAGATAATGATTACTATCAAAACTTCTCTTACTCTTTAAGATCTGCCATTTCATTTAATGTTTGGGATGATGTCGTAAGTACTTTAAATCATACTCTAGGATATAAAAAATTCTCTGATTATCAATTAGATTCAACAGCAACAGATGCTTCATCTATGATTGTTGGTTTGACAACAGCAACTACAGAAGTTGATCAAGTTCATGATTTAGTTGGTGTTGGAAATTTAAATACTTTTAGTGATTTTGATTTAGTTAAAGAAAATTCATTAATTGTTCCTGGTAGTATTCTTTCAGATGAAATAATATTCTCTAGCAGAATATTGCAAGATTTTGAAGAATCTATAGGAAACAGAGTTTTAACAATTGATGATATGAGTGGATCATTCAATAGCAATCCACGATCAACTCCTTTCAGTGTTGTTGAAACATTTAAGTTAGCAGAACATAGAGCACAAAAATATATTACTTTTGTCAGAGACAAGAGATTCTATGGTCAAAGACAAATCATGATTGTTGATTTGATACATGATGGTTCATTTGGATATATTCAACAATACGGAAGAGCCGAAACAGTTTATGATCAAGGTTCATTTGATTTCTCAATTGTTGGATCTGAAGGACAATTGTTATTCTATCCAACTAGATCAGCAGTCAATGATTATGATATTGTTGCACTTTCATATAATCTTGATGATAACCTTCTAGGAATAGGAAATACTTCTGTAGGTACTGCATTAATAGATTCTCATAGTGTAAATGTTCCCAAAGCAAATCCATCTACCAATATCGTTTCTATCGCTAATACATACAGGTCTGCAAAAATACTTGTAGAGGTTACTGCAGATAGTGAGTATGTTGGATTATATGATGAATTTGGAATGGTAGAACTTAATTTGGTTCATGATGGAACTGAAGTTGATATGTTAGATTATGCAGAGATGACAACTTCATTAAACAAATCTAATGTAAGTGGTTTTGGTACATTCTCTGCGTATATCTCTGGTTCAGATGTGAAGGTAGATTTCCATCCTAATGCAATTGGAATAGGCACTACAGCAGTCGTTAACGCCATTGTAGTAGCACAATCTAATGAATCTACTACATCAGAGTCTTTCGTTGATTTAAAGCATGCTAGACTAGAAAGTAGGTCTACAAACATAGCTGCTTCAGGATCTCCAACTCCACAAGTAGTTGGTGATTATCCTGATGATTATGATGCTGCCTATTTTGTAATTCAAGTTTCTGATACAAGTAATGGTGAATATGGAATATCAGAATTAATAGTTATTGATGATTATGATATAACTTTTGGAACAGGTCAGACTTATGATACTGATGAATACGCAGTAGTTACTACATCTGGTGGACAAGGCATTACTGGATTAGGAACTTTCTATACTGGCATTTCTACAAATAATATTGTTGATAGTGGTGGTTCAGTTGGAATAGCAGCAACTACACAATTAATATTCACACCTCTTCCTAATGTTGCTACAAACGTTAAAGTCTTTATGAATGCATTTAGACATCAAGATGATGCTCAAAATCAAATAGACTTTAATAATTCATCTATACAGGTGAGATCCTCTGATTATACTGGAACTGATAGAGATATCAAGAGAGCGTTTAATTTAACACATAATCAAGATACTATCTTTGAAAGAAGTTTTGAAGGTAACGATTCTACAATTGTAGATGTTGATGAAGATACTATTGAATTGCCTAATCACTTCTTTGTTAGTGGTGAAAAGATTAATTATGTTTATGCTGGTGCAGGAACTACACAGGCGATAGGTATTGCGAATACAAATGGATTTGTTGGTATAGGATTTACTAATAAACTACCTAATGAAGTATTTGCAATTAAGGTAGATGACAATAAGATTAAAGTTACTGATAGTGCAAGAAAAGCACTCCTTTCAGTACCTGAATCGGTTACTTTAACTAACGTTGGTATTGGAACATCACATAGATTTGTATCTACAAATGCTAATGCTAAAGTTTTACTTTGTTTAGATAATATCGTTCAATCACCTATTGTATCAACTGCAGTAACAACAACTCTTGCCAAAGAACTCTTTACTACAGATGATCTTGTAAAACTCAGTGGAATAACATCGATATTTGGTGGTGATCTTTTAAGAATAAATGAAGAGATATTAAAGATTGAATCTGTAGGAGTTGGAAGCACTAACGTTCTACGAGTTCGTAGACAATGGATGGGAACTAACCTATCAGGTCATTCCACTGATTCCTTGGTAACTAAAGTCAATGGTAACTATAATATTGTAGAGAATGTTCTCAATTTTGTTGAAGCACCTTATGGTCAGATTCCTTTAAGCACAACAACCAATCCACCAGATTCCAGAGACTGGACTGGAATATCTACAAGTTCTAGTTTCCAAGGAAGATCATTCATGAGATCTGGTGTTCCTAATACAGTTAATGATACGTATTATAAGAATGTTGTATTTGATGATATTTCTTCAGAGTTCAATGGAATCAATAAAGATTTTGATTTAGAATCTGATGGTAATAATGTCACAGGAATTGCAACTGAAAATGCTGTCATTTTAATCAATGACGTATTCCAAGGACCAATCCTTAACTATTCATTAAATGAAAATCTAGGAATAACAAGTATACAGTTTACTGGTGCTGCATCATCTACAACAGATGCAAATGTAACTTCATTGCCTCTTGGTGGTGTTATCCTATCTGTTGGATCTACAGAAGGAAATGGGTATCAACCACTAGTTGCTGCTGGAGGAACTGCAGTGGTATCTGCTGGAGGAACTATTAGTTCTATTAGTATTGGAAATACTGGATCTGGTTATCGTTCTGGTGCTCAAACAGTTGGAGTTTCAGTACAGCAAAGAGATGTAGAAGGAACATCAGTTACTTCAATAGGAACTGCATCTGTCTCTAATGGACATATAACTGGTGTTGCAGTTACAAACTGGAACGCATTCTATAAACCTAGAGATATTAGACAAGCTTCTTATACTCATACAACTGGTGTAACAACTATTACAACTGCTACACCTCATGGATTGTCACTAGGTGATGAAGTTAAACTATCTGGTATTGCATTTACATGCACATACTCTAGTGCTGCTTCAAGAGATGTTCAATTTGCTACTTATAATAACACAAATGGAACTATGACGGTTACTACCGCAAGTTCTCATGGATTGAAAGTGGGTAAAGATGTAATTCTAACGGGACTAGCATTTACTTGTGGATTAGATAATGGTGTTTCAGAACACATCTATCCTAGAAACAGAGACAGATTCTTCGATACTTCTATTTCTATTGGATCTACAACTAATAATTCTATAACTGTAAATGTAACTGCAGCAAAAGATTTAGATCAATATGCTCATACCTTTGTAAGTGCATCTGCAGATGCGGTTGTTACTGGCGGTACTTATAATCATGAATTTATAGGAACTGCAGATAATGCAATCATATCTGGTGGTGCTTACAATCATACTTTTGCTAGTGCTACTACAGGTGGTGTAACAGTTGCAGGTATTGGTACTACTACTCCAACCAGTGCAACTTATGATGCAAACACAGGTGACATGGTATTGACTATTAATGGTCATGGAGCAATAGTTGGTTCTGCCGTAAGTTTTGCTATTGGTGCAATCACATTTACTTGTGATATGGATAATAATTCTACTAATCATCCATATCCTCGTGCAACTGATCCAATTGTATCCATTGGTTCTACAGTTATTACTTCCTCAACTAATAATACAATCACTGTTAATGTTGGAACATCTAAAACTGTAGGTCATAATGTTACTGATGCTGATTATAATCCTGCAACTGGAACTTTAGTACTAACAAGTCCTAATCATGGTTTGAAAGCAGGAGTATCTATCAGGATACCTGACAATGCTTTGACATTTACTTGTGATATGGATGCACATAGCACTAAACACACATATCCAAGAAGTACTGATCCAATATCTAATACTGCTGTTTCTATTGCATCAACAACTGAAAATACTCTTACTATTAATGTTGGAACCTCTACTGAAGTTAAGTACAATGTAAGTGCTGCTTCTTATAATGCATCAACAGGTCAATTAGATTTAACAATTGGTTCTCATAATTTAACATCAGGAACTAGTATCAAGATAGCAAAAGAATCATTAGTATTCACATGCTCTAAAGATGGTAATGCAACCGAGCACAAATATCCAAGAGGCGGTGATCCTGGATATAATGGTTTAGAAGTTATAGGTGTCAGCAGTCCTACTAAATTTGATGTAAATGTTGGAGTATCAACTGTTCCTACATTCTATAAGTCTGGTGGTAAAGTTCAAGGAGTAATCATAGCACCTAGAGATAATAATAATTCTGCAAGCGGAACAGATCCTGCTGCAGGTGGAACTAATGTATTAGGAATTATTGATAATCATACATTTACTATTAATAGTGGAATATCTACTACACCACACTTCTATGCTAGAGGAGGAACTGTAGAAAAACCATTAGATGTAATAATTGATGAACCTCTATCTTACACAAATATTCCTCTTGCTTATAGTTCTGATTCTGTAAGTGGAGTTGGTTCAGGTGCATCCGTTGATGTTGTAGTTGGACAAGGTTCAAGTATAGTTGACTTTTCTATAACGAATACTGGATATGGTTTTGGTATAGGTGAAATTTTAACACTTCCTATCGGAGGAGCAACTGGAATACCTACAACTTCATCTTACAAAGAATTCCAACTTACTATAGATGAAGTATTTACTGATGAGTTTACAGGATGGACTCTAGGAACTTTACAACCACTGGATACACCACAAGGTGAATTTGATGGTGACACAAGAACTTTCCAGTTAAAATTAAATAATGATATTATTTCAATTAGAGCTGCTAAAGGATCCAAGATTGATGTTCAAGATGTCATTCTTGTATTTGTAAATGATATTCTTCAGATTCCTGGTAAAGGATATACATTTACTGGTGGAAGTCTCATAACATTTACAGAACCACCTAAAGCAGGTGATACTTGTAAGATTATCTTCTATAAAGGAAGTGGTGGTATTGATGTTAAATCAAGAGATATTATTGAAACTGTTAAAATAGGTGATGATTTACAAATAACATATGATCCTTCTAAAGGACAGGAATCTTGGTTACAAGAAAATGAAAGATCTGTATTGAGAGTTGATTCTACTGATATTGTTACTACTAATCCATACTTTGGACCAGGAAATACTGAAGATGAAACTTTAGTCAGACCAGTTAGTTGGAGTAAGCAAACTGAAGATAGAATTATTAATGATCTTCAAGTTGGTAAAGATAGGGAGTTATATGAACCAAATATATTCCCTGCAGCAAATGTCTTAAAAACTGTTGGAATTGGATCAACCACAATTTATGTTGAGAGTGTTAGACCATTCTTTGATCCTAAAAATGAAAATTCAGATGAGAGCATTCGCACAACTTTACAGGATAAGGTTACTATCGTTAGTCAGGATCTTAAAGTTGGTGCAACTGTCTCTGCTTCTATATCAGGAAATTCAGTCTCTTCTATCACAGTTTCTGATGGAGGAAAAGGATATACATCTGCACCATCAGTTTCTATACAAACTCCAGTAGGATTAGGTTCTACTGCTACTGCTACTGCTGCAATAACCAACGGATCTGTGACAAGTATCACAGTAACATCTGGTGGAACAGGTTATACATCTACTCCACAAGTCCTTGTTGATCCACCTTCATTAATTTCAGAAACTAATGATGTTCTTTCTTATAATGGAGATTCTGGAACTGTTGTTGGATTTGGAACAACAGTAGTATCAAATATAGACAAATTAATTTTTGACCTTTACATACCACAAGATTCATTCTTAAGAGACACTGATATTGTAGGTACAGCAACAACATTAAGTGGTATTAGTATTGGTGATTACTTTGTAGTTAGCAATTCAAATATTGGATTTGCACAAACTAATATAGTATCAAGAGCACTTGATAATACTATAGTTGCAACAGGTAGATCCTTCTTTGATAATGTTTATCAAGTAGAGTCTACATCTGTTGTTAGTGTTGCCAATACTAATATAGGAATATCTACTGTAGGAACTGCATTAACAAACGTTATTAGAGTTCAAAGTAAAATAAGTGGAATATCTACATTTACTTTCTCATCAAATTCAATATACTTTGATTCTACAAATTATACCTTTGACAATCAAAATTCTGATATTGGAGGTGGTTCTAATACAGGTGCAGGATATACTGGTGGATTTATTAATAGACCATTCTTGGGTAACTTTAGTTGGGGTAGAATAGAACTTCAAGGTAGATCTGAACTTAATGAATATTCATTCTTTGGTCAGAACGGAGTTCTTGGAATTGGAACTGGGTCTCTTGTAACAAGAACTAATGGATTAAGATCTAAAAATTATGATAGTTAATAATGTTCTAAATATTTCAAACCTAAAGTATCAATAATGGCTAAAGTAGGTATAAACACAGGTTCAGCACCAAATGCGGGGGATGGTAGTAGTCTTTTAGCGGGTGCAAATGCGATAAATTCTAATTTCAATGAAGTTTATAATTTAATAGGTGATGGTACTAATTTACTAGCAGGAATTGTAACATCTATAGTTGCAGGAACTAATGTAACTGTTTCTGGTTCTACTGGTGCTGTTACTATTAATGCTAGTGGTGGAGGTGGAGGTGGTGGTGATATTACTAGTGTTGTTGCTGGAACTGGGTTATCTGGTGGCGGAACAACTGGAGATGTTACTGTCAATTTAGCAAATACTGCAGTAAGTGCTGGTTCATATACAAACGCAAGTATTACAGTTGATCAGCAGGGAAGATTAACTTCTGCATCTACAGGAACAGGAGGTTCTGGAATAACGGTTCAGGATGAGGGTTCTGCTTTATCGACTGATGCCACAACTTTAAACTTTGCAGGAGCAGGTGTAGTTGCATCTGGTACAGGAGCAACAAAAACTATTACTATTGCAGGTGGTGGTTCTGGAGTAACAGTTCAGGATGAAGGTTCTGCTTTATCAACTGTTGCTACAACTCTTAATTTTGCAGGAGCAGGTGTAGTTGCATCTGGCACAGGAGCAACAAAAACTATTACTATTGCAGGTGGTGGTGGTTCAATAGCATCTAGAACAACAAAGAGTGCTACTACTGCTTCTCTTAATACTAATGTTGCTGGAGATTTATCAATAACTGCATTCAAGGCATATAATTTACTTAAAATAGCAATAGATCATCCTGCAAGGGTAGTATTATATGTTGATAATGCATCTAGAAATTCTGATGTTAGTAGAGACGAGGGAACAGACCCATTACCAGGTTCAGGTGTTATAGCAGAAGTTTTAACATCTACTGCAGGTGCAAGCACATTCTTAATGTCGCCAGGAGTTATTGGATGGAATAATGATGGAACTCCTTCTACAACAGTTTATGCAAAAGTGATCAATAAGGATTCTTCTGCTCGTGCAATTACAGTAACTTTAACTCTAATACAAGCGGAGGCATAGATGAAAGAGTATACAGTCACTCTTAATAATTTTTCTGATAAGACAACCTTTTGTAATGAAATGACTGCTTCTAGTGGAAGTGGTTCTGTTCCTAGTAGGGCATGTACCTGTGATTTGATGAGACCTCAAAGTAGAAATACAGTTTTTACTTTATCTGATACTGAAGCAACTGAATTATTAAATGACTCTAGAGTTTTAGCATGTGAAGAAAATGTTGCATTAAAT